TTCAGCACTGGGAAAAAACCTATCAATGATTTCCAATGTTTCGATGGGAGGTGGGAATAAGTTTATTACTTCATTATTTTTTACTTCTTGAATGTCTTGCCACAGTCGCTTGAGCGGATACCACTGATAGGCCGAATTGCCATTGATTTGATCGACATTGTGATCATTCAGCAAATCAAATAAGATATTCTTTTTGATGAGCGGATGGAAGACGGCTGGCAGTCGCACAATACAAGTATCAAATGCAAGCGTGTCTTGGACAAGTGTTTCAAACAAAAGCCTGTTAGAGCCGTAGCTCAATGGTCCAAAATGCGTCCAACAACTTTCATTGCCTCCGCAATCGTCGGGCTGATAAATGTCAATGGTGGAAATAAGAATTACTTTCGTTGCCCATACCTCTGTTAAAACATCGACAATGGAGAGAATATTGTTGAAGTCTTTTGCTGGATCTTTATTGACCAACCATTTTGTTGCAGGCAGGCAAGCAAGGTACAGTTCGTCCACTTGCCCTGGCGCATTGGCAATCTCCGGCAACTCATGAATGTTGCTGGAATTAAAGGTGGCGTCGAAGTTGGCGGATTGCTGCAGAACGCTACCAATCAGACCAGTGTCTCCTACGAGAACTTTCATGGGCTTGAAACTTTGCCCTACTATACTGGCACCGCTTGCGGTTGCTGCCTGAAGTAGCGCACAGAACAGCGGCACCTAGCGCCGCATTCACAACGCTGTCCCGGCAGTGGCACGCTTCCAATGGAAACAACGCCACGAGCGGCATAACGTAGGCAATCTTCGCAGTGCTTGGCTTGCTCGTCCAGAATGCGCCGCATTAAGGAATAGCCTTGTTCCTGCTGTCTGATTTCGGCTCCCAGCCAGTAACTGCCACGAACGCTTTGAGCGTATAAGCCAATGCGAGCCAAAGCCATGGGAGCAGAGACGCGACCGCCAAGCAAATCGGAGGCAAAATTCGCAAGAAAATCATATTCCAAACGAAGCCTTTGACCCACGCGACCATATTCTGCACTGCCCATACCAGCTTTGCCTCCGTGGCCAATAATTGCTGCTTGAATGTGGGCGGCTTTAATAGCTTCTCGCACGCTTCCTTGCCACTGGTCAAGGGTGATTGATCCATTGCTGAGCATGCGCGTGAAGCGCTTAAGCGAAGCTTCCAGCTTATCAATGCGTCCGTCGACAAGCTTTTGCACAGAAGCTTGACTTAAGAATTTGCCACGTTCGTCCCGATAGCGTCCAGCGTTACGGTCGTAAGACCATGCAGCATCCATCCTGCTAGACAACACTGCTTCTGCAAATGCACTGAGGTCATTCAGCATTGTCGGCTTCCAGGATTTCCTTGAACTTGACAGGAGCCTCCTCCTTCCATTCACTCAAAGCCTTGTCAATGTCAGCCTCCGTAATAAAAGCTTCCTCGTCAATGTTGCCAAGGATCATGCCTTCTACTTTCATGGGCTCAATGGCATCGACTTTGCTGCTGACCATCTTCGCCGGCCCTTTGCGCTCTGGATCGGGATCAGCTTTGCGCTTGCGAGCAACAATGGTTTGACGCTCTTCTTTGCTCATGGCTTGAGCCTTCGCCTCAGGGAGGCACTTGGGCTTTCCTTCTTTCTCTTCACGAGCACCGCATGGTCCCATGATTTCGCCATTGGCCCCAATTCTCACCCATTTCTCCTTGAACCACTTATCAAGATCATCGGCATAAATTTCTTGACCATCGCTCTTGAAAGCGCCGCTCATTGAACCGTGCTTTTCTTTGTACATGCGCTTGTACTGCTGCACCACATAGCCACTGGCATAAGCTGATGGCCACACTTTGAATTTGCTTTTAGCCGCTGCCACGGCTCGACTGTGCAGATCTTTGTCGGTAAAAGTAACATCTCCGCGTCGATGCTCAAGATCACGAGGCAAGTACAAGCCGGCAGCATCTTCCACTTCTCGACTTCCGTCCATGGGAAGAGTGCCATTGGCCTCGTCAAGGGGATCGCGACCACCTGGGGGCACCTTCATCTCACCCCTTTCTTGAGTGGAACCACCCCCAAGTTGAGTGGGAAGTTCCCGCACAACGGACGGATCGAGAGTGAGTTCCATTGACCAGTCAGTGCCACCGTAACGGGCGTCAGCCACCTCCTTGGGACTCAGCACTCCCAGTTGGATGTAACGCCCGTCAACGGCTGCTACACGGGCTCTCACGTCTGCCTTTTCGCGTTCATTCAGCTCGAACAAATCGTTGAACTTGACACGCCATGACTCAGGCATGCGTCCATTTGTGGGACCAGTGCGGCTGAGCATGATTAGCTCCATCAGCTTCTTGAGAGGGCGATGGAAAGTGGATTGCTGGTAGTCTGCAAGCGTTTTGGCGAAATCACGCTCTTCGCTTCTGCCAGTAGAGCCAAGGCCGCTTGGGCTTTCCCCAAACAACACTGTGTGAGGAATCTTGGATGCTCCAATGATGTCCACGCGCATCTTTTCAAGGATTTCTCCCACGCCTCCAAAGTTTCTGCTGATAAAAGCAAGCTCTTCTTTCTCTGCATCAATGGCGTAGCCGCGATAAACGCTCTTGCTCATATCATTTAGCACCAGACGATCACGCACATCTTTTTCTTTTCCAGCGGCCAGCATTTGCGCCAAGCCCTTAATCTTGTGAACAAAAATATCAAACTCGCACAACAAAGTGGCCGAAGCATTTAGGCCAGTCCAGTAGTGCTTAAAGCTTTCGTAGACAGTTTGCAAACTACTCATCCCCCATCCATAGTTCCTTTGCCTAATGCGATAGGGAAGCCAGTCACCGTCAAAACGCAAAATCCTATCTTTATGGATGTAGGTGAGTTGTGGCTGGCGAATGAGGTCGCCTGAAATGATTTGATAATATGTTGCCTTGGAGTAGTCGTATAGATTTTCTTCGTTAATCACTGGTGCAATTTGCCAACGGTCAAGCACTTCCATGCCTTCAACGGCATAAATGCGGCTCTTGTCTACTGGCTGATCCGCTGGACGCCCATCGTCGATGTAGAGCAGGATGACGGACCCCCCATAGAGCCGAGCATTCTTGGAAGCCAGCATGAAATTCTCGAGGATGTGCAGATCCTCGATAGTTTGTTCAATGCCCACCACCTCCTCGGCAGCGGCACCCTCGCCGCCAAACAGCACCTTGAAGCCTTTGCGGGTGGCCTGCTCGGCATAAATGTCTACGATGCGGCGTGGAAGCCATTCGCCGTACAGCGCCTCTAGCTCTTCTTGAGCCAGGAAGACGATGGGCTGGGCAGTGGTCTGCAGGCTTTTGTCACGGCCTTTGATGCCCAGGCCCGTGAGCGCATTGGCAAGGCCGTCCGCTCGCAGACCAGCTTCGTTCGCATGGCCAAGATCCACTGCTTCTTCCGACATTGTTCACATTATGGGCTTGCTTCCATTCTAAAGATGTGTATGATGGCCATGACGTGCGTCTTGTTATGCCCACTCCCATTGAATTTGTCTTTTCCGAAGAGGAGCGAAAGCAGGCAATGGAGGAAGGAAAGCGGAGGCAGTCCGTGAATGAAGCAAAAGGGCTTCGTGGTCGTAATCGTGGCGCCGCTCGTGGCGACAAAGCCTTGGAAATCCACTTGCTTGGCGCAGCGGGCGAAATGGCCGTGGGTTCCTACTTAGGGCTCAAGCATTTGCTCTATAAAGAAAGCGAAGCCAAGCGGGGCTCAGATGACCTGCCCGGCATGGACATCAAAACCCGGTCGAAACATTCTTACGACCTTATCGTGCAACGCAATGAAGATCCGCATAAGAAATTTGTCTTGGTGACCATCGAAAACCATCGCACTCTCATCCACGGATGGTGCTGGGGAAAAGAAGCGATGGACGAACGGTATTGGGCAGATCCGGCTCGTAACAGACCAGCGTATTTCTTTCCAAAGGAATTGTTGCATAACATGGAGGAACTGGCTGTGGCTAAATATCGTGCTGAAGTGTAGTGAGTTTGCAGAACTAGTCCTCAAGACGCCCCTGTGGCCGAGGCAGCAAAGAATTCTCAACAATCTGTTTGAGGAGAATGTCAACCATGCCATTTGGTCAATGGGAAGAAGGAGTGGCAAGACCTTCATGGCATCAGTGGCTGCTGCCTACATGGCCTTCTGTCAAGATGAGCACTTCCGCCGGAGGGTGCGCAAGGGGGAGAAGTGGTATGTGGTGACGGTTGCTAACGATTTGGGCCAGTCCAAGATTGCTCTTGACAACATTCGTCAGCTCATTATCAACAGCCCGCTAGAGCAAGAAATCACAAGGGAAACATCCTTGGAGATTGAACTGAGCAATGGATGCGTGTTCCAAGCTATTCCCGCCTCGGCCCGAGCATCTCGAGGGAAAGCTGTCGTGGCTGTGGTCATGGACGAACTTGCTTTCAGTATTGACGGCGATGCAAACCGTGGCGCAGAAGCCATGTACACAGCACTGTCCCCCTCTATTGCTCAGTTCGGCAAGCACGGCAAGATTATTGAACTGTCGTCTCCATGGCTAACCAGTGGCTTGTTCTACGAGCATTTCAAACAAGCGGAAAGTGGTGAATACCCTGGCATGCAAGCATTGCAGATTCCCACATGGGACATCAACCCTAATCTGCCTTTTGATTGCCCCTTCCTGCAAAACGCTCTCAAGAAAGACGAAGAAAGCTTTTGGGTGGAATATGGCGCCCAGTTCAGGCGTAGCAACTCTGTGCTGCTGGCTCCTGAAGTGGTAGATGTGGCGGTGAACAAAGACAGATCAGTGCTGCCCCCTAAGCGTGAACTCGCTGGCACCTATTTCCTTTCTCTTGACCCTGCTCGTGGTGGCGTAGGCCGAGACGAATACATTGCTTGCATTATTCACTACGAAGGCGAACGCCTTGTCGTGGACAAGCTCCATACTTTCGACGCTGATTTTGAGATTGGTGGCAAAAAGGAAGTGAGCATTGCAAAAGTGGAAGAATGGATTAAGGAGCACCATCGCCTTTATGAATTCCAGAGCATCACGCTTGACCAGTTCAATAGCTCTGCCATCATTCAAGACCTTTCCAAGGATTTCCCCATTACTGAACTTTCATGGTCAGTCAGTACCAAGATGAAAGCCTTCAGCAAGCTGCGCGAACTGTTCAATGCTGGACTAATTGAACTGTATCCGCACAAAAAGCTCATCTGGCAGCTTAAAAATTTGAGCGTGTTGTATCGAGCAAGCGGCCAATGGGCAGTAACTGGCGGCAAAGACTCAGGCGTGGACGACTATTGCTTTGCTCTTGCGGCGGCAGTATTAGATGCGTCAAAAGATGACAACATTGATTGGATAAGGAGCCTCACTAGATAGCGCTTAGAATTTTCACCAATCAGACTTTTCAGCATTTTTGTAAAATGATTGGCGTTGAACTTACGGACAAAGAACTAACCTTTATTCTTGCTCTTCTTGAGGCGGATAGGCAAACAGCGCTGCAGCTCTTGGCGGCTGAACATGCCTACAAGCCCACGTTGTTGCCGAAACTGCGCAATGCAGAAAAAGTGGTAAAAACAATGCAGAATTTGCAGGGATAGACTAAAGAAACCATGCCTGCCTTCCATGGCCCTTCACCCTGCTGCCGAAGAAGCCTGGGAGCTTGCTGTGGAAGCCGCCAGGGCCGTTGAAGCCAGCGGAAGGCTATATGGCCCCAATAGCGAGGAAGTGCGCCTTGCAAGGGCAGCATTCCATCAATGGCGAGCCGAATACATCGAACTCACCGAAGCTCAAGGCTAATGGTGCGCCTATTTTTTTCTCGTAATGGACAGCGGGAAATATGGGAAGTGCCATTCCACGAGGCCCGTCATGTCAATAAGCGATTGTTCCTAGAGGGAGCCGCCGTGTATTGGACGGAAGTCTGCTAAGCTTTTCAAGCTTCCTGCAGGAGCCCACTAGGCGCCTAGTGGTATTCATACCAGGGGAGGGCTCAGTCTCTCCCCGCTCCAACATCCTCGTCACTGTTGGCTTTGGGGATTCCGTGAGTGAGTTGAAGCACTCACAACAAGGCAGAGCATGGGCCGCACCCATTGATTCCCTGATGCGGGAAAACTCTGCCTCACCCTTCTTCTTTTTTCTTCACCCAGTTTTTTAGGTCTCTCACATAGCTTCGCAAGCTTTCCGCTTTTTCCAAGTGCCAAGGATCATGATCCTCGAAATAGCGGGAATTGTGCCAATCAATGGCTTGAAGAAGACGATGGATGATGGGATTGAGAGGCTCACGCAACGGCGTGTTAAAAGTTCGCCGCTCCTCGGACATTGGTGCGGAAGTGATCGACGATCAAATCCAATGCTACAGGAGTGAAATCGTTCCTCTCAACGCAGGCATTGAAAAATCGTTGATCAACTTGCCCATCTTTTATCACTAGATGGCAGTGAAGGTGTCCGTGAACATTACCTAGATAGTGCCCACGAAGATTGTCGGGATGCACTGGAATGTGCGTGAAAATAAGACCACCTGGCAATGCCTTGCCTGCATGGTGAAACATGGCCCCGCGAATGTCTTCAAAATACTCGGCGTAGTCTTTGAGCTTGAACGTGTCGTGGTTGCCGCGAATGAGAATCTTTCTCCCATTGCATCTGGCTAAGTTTTTTAGCCCACTACGCGGAATCGCTACGTCGCCAAGATGGTAAACAGTGTCTTTATCCTTAACCACTGCATTCCACCGCTCCACCATTGTCTCATCCATTTCTTCGCACGAAGAAAAAGGACGCAATGGGGAACCATCGGGCTGGATAAAAGACAAGCTTTTGGCGTGTCCCCAGTGGCTATCTCCAATGACGAAGGCGCTCATCAGTCGTACTCCTTGATCACCATTCTTGAAATGGGAGTTGCCTCTATCAGGCTATGAACGCGACGCTCTGCTTCGTCGACGGTGGTAAATGTCCCCCTGGGCTCCCACCAGAGCCAGCATCGCTCTTCCACATCGTATATGGGCACTCCTGCTTGCACAAAGGATGAACGCCTAACAATGCGAAAACGGGCCATAGGGCGCTTCTGGGAATC